ATATCACAATCCCCATAATTCGCATAGAGAGCATTACAGGATCTCAACCAAATCCAGCAAAATCAAGGCATGGCTTGGGATGCTTGGGCGGGATCTGATAGGTGGAACGCCTAGCATTTCCGCGATCAGAGATGCGATAAACGTCCTTTATGGGATCGCTCTCTATGACGGCAACGAATACCGGCTATATGTCCGGAAAGCTGAGATAGACGGCAAGATTTACGTTGACCTTGGAGATCCTTCATGGAAGGCCATTGAGATCTCAGAGAATGGCTGGAAAGTGATCGATAACTGTCCAGTCCATTTCAGACGGTCCAGGAACACTCTTCCTCTGCCAATTCCAGAGAGAGGCGGAGAGATTGACACTTTGCGCGGCCTGATAAACGCCGGTTCTGATGAGAACTGGATCTTAACCCTGGCGTGGCTCTCACAGTCTTTCTGGTGCAGGGGGCCGTATGCTCACCTCTACCTCCGGGGAACTCAGGGCACGGCAAAGTCCTACATGATGCAGACCCTAAAAGACATCTCCGATCCAAGCGCCGCCATCAAACGCAGGCTTCCAAAGACTGAAAGAGATGCGGCTATTGCAATCGGATCGGAGGCTTCGCCGTGCTTTGACAATCTGAGCGGCATGAGCGATGATATTGCAGATCTCTGGTGCGTGGCTTCGACTGGAGGAGTATCGAGTCAGAGAGCACTTTTCACCGATGATGAGGAGTCGATTGTCTATGTGAAGTGTCCGATTATCGCCAATGGCATTGAGGATCTTGGGCAGCGCGGGGATCTCCTGGACCGCACCATTGTACTCGACCTAGACCCCATTCCAGAGAGTGAAAGGCGGACAGAGAAGGAAATGCAGGTGGCTATTGATGAGAATCGGCCAAAACTTTTCGCCTGTCTCCTGGATATGACGGTCGCTGGCCTCAATGCAATTGATTCTATCGATCTGGAGAATCCCCCGAGGATGGCCGATTTCGCAGAATGGGCTTGCGCGTGTTTGGGCGACGCGGCAGAGCGGTTCATGGAGATCTATGCAAACGCGAGAACCAATACCTCGATAGACTTGGCAGAAATGAACCGGCTGCCTCTGACGATATGCAACTTTGTAATGAGCAAGGAAGGGAAAAGGTGGGAGGGAAGTGCATCTCTTCTATTGGCTGAATTGAATCGGCTGGCTGGTATAATGCCGGGGCATGAACCAAGTGATTGGCCGAATACTCCCGAGAAAATGGGCTCCGATCTGAGAAGGTTTTCCCAGGCACTCGAGTCCAAGGGAATAACGACATCGTATAAACGGGCCCATGGTGGAAAGAGGGTAATAGTCCTTGTTTATACTGTCACCACCGCAACCGAGCCGTCACCACAAAAACCGCTACAAGAGGACAGCGGTGACAGCGGTGACAGTATATTTACTAAAGATAAAGGTATGGTAATAGAGAGAGGGGCCTCCCCGACACCCAAAAAAGACCAAATTAAAAGCTCTTCAAAAAGTACTGTCACCGCTGTCACCCTGTCACCTGGCAACGATTCCAATGGTGACAACGGTGACACCTTATCAGAAAACAACGGTGACACCTTATCAGAAAATATCAGAACATCAGCCATGATGGAGTATGGACTGAATGGTATTGTTGATGCCAGAAAGATAGCAGCGAAGCTTAAAATTGATCTTCAGATCGTCACTGGCTGGCTTGATGCTAATTACAAAAAAACCGATATTTGGAGATATAAACAATGACCATCCCCCTTACCCCCGACCAAACCGCCCTCATGACCCGCATTCTACAGCGGATCAAGGCATCGCACCGCAAGCCGAGCACCATAGAAATGCGCCTCGCTTTGCGGGCGAATGATATGGAAATTTCACTGGAAGATCTGAAAGAGTGGCTAGCAGAACACGAGAACGATCCGACCCCGGAAGATCCGAGAGGAAAAAAGTTCACTACCAAGCCCGCGACCGCTATCGATCCGGGCGTAGATGAAGAAATGAAAGGAGCTGAAAAAGAAATGACAACGAATGGAAATGCAACACAAAGAACCTGGCTGGATGACACTGAAGACATGCTCGATGGCGATTTCGTGAAATTCGATGATGGAGATGAAAAGGTATTGAAAGTCGTGAGAAATCCGATAGCAGGCCCCATAGAATTCACTCAACCAGACGGCACCAAAAAGTCCAATGAAGGCCTCAACATTGAGGTATTGGTAGGCGAGAATCCCAAAATCAAAACATGGAGCGTCACAAGCAAGTCACTCATGCAACAAATCAAGGCGATTTGTCTCAAAGAGCGGTTGGGTCCTGAGTTGGCAGGATCTACTCTCAGAGTTACTGCGTCCGGCACCGGAATGCAGAGAAAATACTTTGTCAAGCTGCTTGCCCGTCCTGGGCAAGCTTCTCCTCAGCAGCCCGCTCCACAGCAGGCCGATCCGGGCCAGCAGTGGCTACAGGGGCAGATGCAGGGAGCCGCGCCGGCGGGGGCGAGATAGATGTCTCTGGCAGACGGCATGGCGCCAGAAGATTGTATAGAAGCATGC